GCCGCAGCAACTGTACCTGTGTGGAATGGATTAGCAGCAATACCGTAACGAGTCTTGAAACCAATCTTAGGCTGGAATGAGTTCTCACCAACCGCACGAACCATTTGTAGTGGAACGTATGGGCAATAGAACATACCAGCGTCATAAGGTGATGTACCTTTATAACCAACAACGTAGTACTGTGAAGCAGATACGTTTGCAGAATATGGATCAACATACACTTTGTAGCGTCCGTTCATAATACCAGCAAATGTTGTTGAAGTATCGTCAACATTCAAGTTGTTATTAAGAGCAGGAGTGTAATCAAGAACACCCGCCATCTGAAGTGCAGAAGCAACATCAGCTGAACAGAGGATCATGTTACCTTTACCCCTTCTTGTTTGTTGACCGATAGCGTTTGAATCTCTTTCAAGAGCAAACATTAGTCCTTTGAATTTCTCAACTGACCATCTACCGTTTGAGTCAGTATCTAAGTCGAAGATACCAGCAGTAGTTGTGTTTGTAGCTGCACCTTTAACAGCAGATACATAAACATTTCTTACAACTTCTCTATTAATCTCTGCAAGTATTTCAGCAGATAAGATGTTTGCAAGTTCTGTTTCAGCATCTAAACCATGAATTGCCTTAAGGTCTTGTGCAAGTTCCATTGTGTACTCAGCTTTCATTGCTCTTGTTACAGCAGTAACAGTATGTTTCTCAATACTGAATGCCATTTCTGCGAAAGCGTTTGTACCACTGTCACCTAATGCTTCACCTTGTAAAGCAGTCTGACCAGTTGCAGATGTGTAAGTACCAGCAGAAGGACTGTCGTTAAGAACGGCAGGGTTTGTTTCTGTTGCACCGATATCTCCACCACCGATTGTACCAGCTTTGTTTTGGTTAGATATATCTGGAATTGCTTCATCAGCAAGTGCTTCTGCACCGTCTTGTGATGCAAATCTTGCTCTCATTGCAAAGATTAATCCAGTTGGGCCTGTCATTGGTTGCACACCACAGATGTCGTATGCGATTAGATTTGGCATTGAACGTCTAACTAGGGATATTAAAATTGGATCCCAGCTATCCATAGATGCATTTCCACCGAATGAACTATTAGTTGGAGCAGTTTCAGTTAAGAAACTCCTGTCTTCTTTTAGAGATTTCTCTTGGTTCTCTAAAATGATTGTAGTAACAGCACGCTTGTAAGCATCTTCGATTTTTGGTAAATCTGGGTGCTCAAGGACTGGCTGCCACTTCTCTTGTAGATGTTCTGTTTGAAACATTAGTTTCTCCTTAATTTATTCTACTTATTTATTTACTTTGCACTCTTAACACCTTTTCCAATAGCGGACATATATGCCCCCATTGAACCAGAAGTGTCTATGTCCTGTGCGTTGCCAGTTTCTACATCATCTTGCGTTTCTGTCACAACTTGTTTATTCTTTGGAAAATAACTTTCTTTTAGAGTATCCAATTTGCTTCTGAAAGATGCTTCATCTGTAAAATCAACGTCTTCAGTTAGTGACTTAAACTTTTCAATTTCGACTTCAGTCAAATCACCAGTACACTGGGATATAACCTGTTCCCTAACTAACTTAGCATTGTTATTCTTGAAGCCGATGTTCTTCTCTACTTCTTCGTTTAACTTTGCTTCTAGTTCGGAAATCTTTTGTGATTGTGCCTCTAGGACATCATATTTTTCGTCTGGCACGTCAATGTAGTGGTCTTCAAAGAGTTGTTTCAATCCAGAAATGAAGTCTTCTGCAATCTCGCCTTTTAATCCACGTTCGATTGCAAGTTCATTTTCTTTTGTCCATTCTTCCACGACATAATTAAGGTAGTTATCAACTTTTTCTGTTAATTCTGTTTGAGTTTTGTTCATGTTTTCGTCAAGGTCATTTCTGTAGTCTTCTTCTAATCTCTCAACTTCTTCACGAACTTTTGATTTCACTGCAGCTTCAAATACTGTTGCAGCTTTTCTCTTAAATTCTTCTGAAAGGTCACCTTCGCCGTTCATTAAAGCATCAACGTGTTCTTTAACATTGATATCCTTAACTCTCTTTTCGACTGCTTCTGCCTTTTCTTTATCTTTTTCATCTTCATGAGCATCTTCATCAGTAGCATTAGGGTTTTTCATCATAGTTGCATACACTGCTTCCATTTCACCCTTTTTCATTTTTTTCATCATACCGTTCATTGCACTGTATAGACCCTCTTTAGTCTTAGGCATTTCCATGTTTTCTTTACCCATATGAGAACTCATATTAAGTATCTTCATGTCTTTAGCCATTACTTTTTCTTCAAGACCATGCTTGAATTGTACGTCATACCACTCTACGTTTCCATTATCGTCTGGAATTGCGTGTGATGATAATACTGGTTTACCTCTACCAAACTCTGGGTGTTCTACCATAGTAGCACAGTCGTGGTTTTTAGAATGACAAAGTTCTCTGATTTCGTCATCTGTGTATCCCATTGCAAGAGATTTGTTTTTACCTGCTTCTTTTGCTTTGTCCATTTTGTCTGGTTTACCTTCACCTTTTTGTTGTGCGTCACCAGATACTTCTTTAGAACTCTTAGATGCATCTTTACCTGTTGGAGGGGATACTTTACTTGGTGTACTTCCACCAATATCCTCTTCACCAGTTGCACCGTCAGACATTTTTTTCTTCATTGGTTCAGCAGCAGTTGCATTTTTCTTCGGAGCATCAGCGCCATTGCCTTCTTCCAATTCTGCAATCACCTCTGCTTCCAATTCTTCGATTGTTTTATCTATTTCGTTAGCCATGGGGCTTCTCCTTTTAATAGGTCTTTTAGTATAATATATTTATAAATTATAACAATTTGAGGAACTTTGCAAACTCTAACGCATCTTCTTTTGCGTGT